ATCCTGTGCTAAAACACCAACTTGAGTTTTGGCATTGTCAACATCATTTCTTTTGTAGTAAACACCTTGCATTGCCATGACTTTTTGCAAAGCATTTGCTATGGGTTCTATATCGGTCTTTAATCTTTTATCAGAAAAAGCAGTTACATCATTATTAAATGTTGCAGCACCTGCACTTGACATATCTATGGTAAGGGCTGTAATCGTTGAACCACCATCGTTACCCTTGATTATAAAATCTTTATCTTGAACTTGTGTATTAAATATTGCATTAGAGTCAGCCATACCAAGATGTATTACAGAAGTGCCTCCATCTTTAAATAAAACATCTCCACCATCTGCATCTAGTGTGATATCTGCGGCAGAATCAAATGTCATATCACCAGAGTTTGTTTTCACGGTGCTAACATTTACAGAACCACCAGATAAATCTAAATCTATTAAAGCATCTACAACAGCCGCTCCGCTTCCTGCTCCATCTAAATAAACAATCTTTGTGTCGCCATTACCTATCGTAACATTTCCACCACTACCTTGAGATATATTTATACTTTGTGAACCTGAAGTTGCATTTTCAATTATATGAACTCTTTTCATGGTATTAGGTGCAATAGTTAAGGTTCTTGTGGCTGTTAAATTTGTTGATGAGGCAACTTTTATAAATAATGCTCTAGCACCATCTGATGACCCATCTGCCACTGTTTCCGTTGCATCTGCATCAGACCCCAAGGTTATAGTAGCAAAACCTAAACCTTCACCTATAAGTTCTAAATTTGTGTTCGTTGATGTACCCCAAGTTCCAGACTCGTCACCTGTGGCTATTTCTTTCAACCTAAGATTGTTTACATATGTTGCCATTTATGCCGCCTTTTCTACCCAATTTGCCAGTTGATCTGGCTCAATTAAACTATAAACTTGCTCCTCACCAGTTGCACCAGTAGCACTAACTCCAGTTAAAGATAACACAGAACCACCTGTTATTGCAATATCTTCTAAAGAAATAGATAATCCAGCTAAAGTTACTGAAGCGTTTGCTCCCGCAGATATTGTTTCATCACCTAACGCAGATGTTAACGCAGGTACATTTGTAACTGGTGCTCCAGTCGTGGTTGAAATAGACTCACTTCCTAATGTTGTAGTTCCAGTAACACCAGTAGGGGAAATCACTGCCGTTCCTACGACAGATTCATCACCAAAACCTATTGTGCCAGTAAGCCCTGTTTCTTCTACTATAGCTCCTGCAGCAGCGAGTGCATCACCAACTGCCATAGTTCCAGCAACACCAGTGACACTAAAAGCACATGTTCCAGTAATAGTAGGAGTTGTTAATTGAGCTTGTGCCTCAAAACCAGTAGGAACAATTGTCTGTCCTACATCAGCAAATACACCTCCACCCCATATATGATCACCCCAAGCAGAGCTACCCCAACCAGATAAAAATCCAATTGTGGCTTCAAAACCAGTGACTGAAACACTTATAGGTATTTTAGGTAAGACATTACCAGCAGAAGCAGTGGCTTCTAATCCAGTGGGTGTGATAATAAAAACACTACTCGCTGCTACAGTGCCAACAGAAGCAGTTGCTTCTAAACCAGTTTCTATTACAGTTGAGCTACCTGTTGCACCTTCATCACCAACGGCTGTTGTTCCTGATACGCCAGTAACAGCAAAGGAGGTGTTGCCAATACCTCCCCAACCAATGGCACCCCAAGTGCTTTGTCCCCAACTGGTAGCCATAAGGGGTTACCTTATGCTATACGGATGATAGCGTTAGAAGCGTCAGCAGTAGGAAATTGTATTGTAAAAGTTCCAGATGTTGATGTTTTGTTAGTTGTAAAATCTAACACACAAACAGCGGCATTACTGTCTGAGCTATTATATATTAATGCACCCATTGCAGTAATTGTTGCAGTTGTAAAACTTAAATCATCAAAATCTGTGAACGCAGTTGTTCCAGATGTAGTTGGATCTACTCTTGTCAAAGTTCCACCACCAGAACTATAAGAGCCACTATTTGCTACTTCTCCAGTAGTTGTAAAAGCAGTTGTAGTAGCACCAAGAGTTGCAGTTGTGCCAGATTTTCCTCCGCCACCTTCTGCATATAATGCTAACTTAAAGGTGTCTCCACCTGAGTTTTTAAAATTGTGTACACCTTCTAACAACTCTTTCTTGAAGGAAGTACACATTGCTTGTGCTATAGCCATATTTAGAGTCTCCTTATATATTCAGCCGTTTCCTTTTGACCACTTGATCTCAAGGCTTGAATAATAGTACCACGTTCTTCCTTTCTTGCCAATACTAGATAATGATACAATACTTTTTTAAGATGTTCTCTAAATTGATTAGCTTGCTGTCTTACATGTGGAGGTGCCTGATCAGATATGCTAACTATTTTATCAACTGCTAAATCTGCTATCTGTTCATTACTTAATCCACCTTTATCTGAAGTGTGTACATTGACACTTCCCACACTTGAAACACTTACATTAAACATTTTTACTCTCCTCGTAACTTAAACCTGGAATATCTTCTCTGCCTATTAAGTTAGGTTTTAAATCAATTGGGTTTGGTGGTTCTAATTTTGATTTTCTAGTAATTAACATATTACCTTGTGTTGTTGTAGAAACAAAAGGATCTTCAAGTCTATGATATCCATAAAGCTTTTGATCTTCTGGAACATTCATATCTAATAAGGAAGAGTTATGTGCTATATTAATTTTTATTCCTTTGGTTGTTGCAATAGCCAACCAAAATTCACAACAACCTCTTCCAGCTTCGGCAAAAGCTACATTGTTGTGAGTGAAATCAATTCCATATAAGTGCAAAGAGCCAACTTTTTGTGCTACTGCGTAAGCTATTGCATAAGCCACAGTGTTATTGAGATAAGCGTATCCTGTCTTTTGCAAAACTTCTTGTAATGGATATTCCACAACATCAGGACATCTATCGTCTGTAGTACAAGAGAATATGGGTATATTTAATTTTGCCTGTAATCTTTCTGACATAATGTCAGTCTGTTTTCCTGCGTTTGGTGTATCAAGAAATCTTGATGGGGGGTCCATCATAAAAACTTTATCGTGATATATTACAGATGACATGGAATTAATTGCCCATGTTTCATCAAATTTTTCGCTTCTGATTTTAGCCATCATATATTCGGCACAACTATTGCCTAAAGCGACAATGGCAATATTCTTTTTATTCATGTTTGCTACCTTTTTATTGTCTTCTAGTTCTTACTAATCCTTCTCTATAAGCATCAATATTCTCTTGACCTTCAGCGTATAATTTAAGCCTACTAATAGATTCTGTAAATCTAGCAGTGTAAAGTTGTATTAAATCTGATTCACCTTTCATAAAGGTGTAAGCCTCCACCAAACTTGCATACAACAATGCGTCTGGTGCATTTTCGCTTATCCAAGTTGTTCCAGAATCAACTGTTGTTAAAGAAGCTGGTCTATAAAAATAATGCAACTCTACTGCATAATCTGAATCTGGAGTGGGAGCTACAATAAAATTATCAACATCAAAAGAAGCATAAAATCTTGGACTACCTGTTGTTGTTGGATTTGGAGTAAATTCTTGTATATAATTAACATCTTTTTGTAATAAAAATACATTTTGACTACTTGAGTTTACATACGACAAAGAAAAACTTGCAAGATAATCAGAAGGTTTCTGTAAAAATTTATTACTAGATGTCATAGTTCCAGTAACATTTTTTCTAAAATAGTCTAAATCAACTACTTTAAATATTCTTTCTTCGGCATTTTGAATAAAAAAAGGTATTTCCGCTACAAATGTAGCCTCGTCATTTTGTGTCCACTCCTGAATTGATGCTGTCAATGTTGTGTATGTGAAACTCATGATGTACTCACCGTAACTGTCCCAACCGAAGCTGTTGCACTAAATGTTGTAAGTAAACTTCCAATGTTACCTAAACCAGTATTAGTATAAACTATAAATTTTTTATTGTCATCTTTCACATCTGGTCTTGCGTCTCTAATAGCTTCAAGATCAGTTCTAATTCTTGGTGGTGTGAGTTGTGGATGTTTTTCTTCATATTCATCATAACCAACAATACTACCGTTCCACTCTTTTCTCATATCCTTAATACGGTAACGAAATCCAGATCTATCTGATATTCTATAAGCATATTTACCCCTAGCAAAAGCCATTATCCAACCTTGTAATATGATAATTGTGGGGAAACTTTGAACGCAGATCTGTCTCTGTCCTCTGCCATAGCTCTTTCAAATTCTTCTTCATAAACACTTTTTAACAACTGTATTCTATCAGGAGCTCTTTTCATCGCTATGTAATAAGCAAGACCAGCGGTTAAACAAGGATAAAAACGAAAAGGCACCTCTAATGTATTTACTTGAGTGTCTGCATCTTGCATTCTAGTCAAAGCATCATAAACTATTACATCTGTGCTATTTTCTGGTGTAGGATACAATTTTAAATTAGGTGTAAGTTGTCTATCAAGAAAATACTGTGTTGGTCTACCAGTTGTAGATTTTGTTGGTATATTTAAATAAGTATCTCTACTTACTCTACTCATACTAAAATCTGTGCCACTTCTTCGTGCCCCTACGGACAACACATCCATGAGGTCTGTGCCGGGGCTGTATTCTGCCCTGCCTGCTGTAACAGTTTGTGTTCTCTGTTCGATTGTCCATTGATTTAAACCACGATTTGCCCACTCTGCTAACATAATATTAAGGGAGCGTTTAGCCGTTTGCAAATCGTAGCCTGTTCTAGCTTCTAAACCACATCTCTCAAAAGCTTCTTCAATGTACTCAGCGACATCTAATTCAAAGTTGGTAGAACTCGAAAGAGTCATTAGGCTTTACCACCTTTTTTCATCTTTTTAGCCATACCTCCACCTCTCATTTTTTTAGCCATGCCACCACCACGCATTTTTTTTGCCAT